GGTGATAAGAAGTTTTGTTGTACCATCAGTTAACCTCGTCTATACTGTATCATCTATTTATAAGACAATAAAAAAGGGCAGCCGAAGCTGCCCAGTTTTTGATTGGTTATCCCAATTCTTATTACAGGATGTTTGTTACAAGCATTCTGCGGTAGTATTGGTTAGAAGCGGCTGTCAAAGCGCCTTGTGTAGAAGCGGCTGCGCCATCTGCAAAAGGATTCGAAACCATGCCGTAGCGAGTTTTGAAGCCGATTTTTGGTTGGAAGCTGTTCTCACCAACTGCACGAACCATTTGCAACGGAACGTATGGGCAATAGAACAAGCCAGCATCAAAAGCGTTAGAGCCTTTGTAGCCAACAACAGCATAGTTGCCACCTGCATATGGGTCGATATATACACGGTAACGACCGTTAAGAACACCAGCAAATGTGTTGCCTGTGTCATCTACGTTCAAACCGTTGCTATTCAAAGCAGGTGTGTAGTCTAGAACGCCAGCCATTTGAAGGGCAGATGCAACATCTGACGAACAAAGAATGATGTTACCTTTACCACGACGAGTCGATTTGGCGATTTGGTTAGCTTCACGCTCAAGTTGGAACATAAGACCTTTGAATTTCTCAACTGACCAACGGCCGTTTGCATCAACGTCAAGATCGAAAGTACCAGCGACAGTAGTGCCAGTGTTAGCGCCTTGAACAGCAGTAGTATATACTGTGCGGATAACTTCACGGTTGATTTCGGCAAGAACTTCCGAAGTCAAGATGTTAGCCAATTCTGTTTCAGCGTCCAAACCATGGATAGCTTTCAAGTCTTGTGCCAATTCAGTTGTGTATTCTGCTTTCAAAGCACGGCTTTTTGCAGTTACAGAAACTTTTTCAATGGTGAAACCCATTTCAGCAAAAGAAGTGTTTGCTTCAGCAGCAGCAGTACCGATACCAACACCAGTGTTAGCTGTTGCAGCAGTACCAGTAGTACCAGCCATAGCTGTTGAGGCAAGACCCGAGAAGTCATTGTCGGCTTCGTTGTAGAATGCTTCACCAGTAGATGCAGATGTGTTAGCATAGTGCGAACGCATTGCAAAGATCAAACCGGTTGGGCCTGTCATTGGCTGAACGCCAGCAATGTCATAAGCAACTAGGTTTGGCATCGAACGACGAACCAACGAGATCAATACAGGATCGTATCCTTTGATGCCGCCAGCCATGTCAGCAGAAGCGTTCATGGTTTCGTTCAAAAGTGAAGTTGTTGACCAAGAGCCACTCTCTTTAAGAGCATTCTCGGTGTTTTCTAGAAGTTGTGCTGTTACTGCACGGCGATGTTGATCACCAATATTGCCCAGATCGGAATGATCTAGAACTGGCGCCCATTTTTCGTTCAAAGATTCAATAGACATTTAGTTTCTCCTTTAGGAATGTTTACTCAATTATTTATATTATTCTTATTTTCTAAGTGTACTTGAGATCGCTTTTGTGTAAGCTGCCATCGTAGGGTCAATATGCTGAACTTTTGGTGCTTCTTCGATAGGATCGACATCGCTCAACGATTCAGTTAGAACAGTTTTAGAACCAAAGTATTGCTCATTGATGATTTTTACTTTGCGGCTCAACTCATCAAGATCCGAATACTCAACGCCTTCGGTCAAAGCACGAAACTTTTCAGCTTGTGTTTCTGTAAGGTTTTTAGTATACGATTCTAGAATTTCTACTTTCTTTGATTCTGTAAGAGCTTTTTTCAACTCAATAGATTCATTGATAGCGGCATTAAGTTTTGCTTCGGTTGCTTCTAGCTGTTCAGCCATGTCCGCAACAACATCTACTTCGTCTTCTGGAAGATTAATGTTATGCTCGACGAATAGGTCTTTTAGACCTTCAATAAATGATTCTGCGATATCACTACGAATACCACGTTCGATAGCAACTTTGTTATCGGTCATCCATTGTTCAACAACATAGTCAAGATAGGTGTCTACCTTTTCTACGATATCTGAAATAGCTACTTCAACTTGCTCATCAAGTTTAGCTTCAAACTGTTCTTCAATACGAGCTACTTCTTCGTGTAGCTTTGCATTTACAGCAGCCTCAAAAACGACTGTTGCTTTTTCTTTGAAATCTTCTGAAAGGTCTGCGCCAGCAAACATTTCTTCTACAGATTCTTTCATACCTTTATCGGCTGAACGAGCAGGCGCTTTTTTGCCGGCTGTGCCTTCTGGTGTTTTTACATCGATGGTATCTGCTTTTTCAGGAGCGTTTGTAGCATCTGCTTTACGCTTCTTAGTTGCACCACCAGCTCCTGTTACTGGATCAGCAGTCGAGGAATCTTCGCCATCGGCTTTCAACTCATCTAGCTGATTCAATTCTTTCTCTGACATAGTTTTCTCCTTTGAAATGAATTATCACTTTTGTTGTATTGTTATTTATAAAACTATATTACTCGCTTATAGAGATTTCATAAATCGGCTAAACAGACGATGTGCATTCTCTTCTAGTTGTTTTGAGTTCATACGCTTTGCTTCTTCGTGGATTTGTTCTACTGCGGCCTGAGCAATCCAATTACCAGACGCAACATCATAAATCCAATCTGTGCCTTCCATGATCCCACGCATAAATGCTTGAGGGGCTGATGGGTCAGCAACAATATCACCTGCGGTGGCTAGCATGAAGTCGTTTTGAACTTCCATGATCCCCTGCTTGTTCGGCTTCATAGAACCCATACCACGAGATGAAACACCGAGAGTAGCGCCTTCGTCCATAAGACTCTTTACGACTTTACCCATTGGAGTATCCATGATCTTTGCTTTACCAACAAAGTTCGAACCTTCTTGACGCAAATCGGTGATCATGTGAGATACTCTATCAAGATTGATAGAAGGTCCTTCTGGATGACCTAGTTCGCCGAATGCTCTTTTCTTTTCAACATACGCTTCATTGTAACGACCTACTTCTTTAGCAATCACTTCCGATGGGTAAATTCTGCCATTGCGATTTTTAAGGTCGCCTTGCATAAAGATACCTTCAATGAAGTATTGTTTTACTCCATTTTCTTTGGCTTCTGTGATATACTGAATTTCGTCATTTACTTCGCAAATGAGTTTCATTGCTTTATTCCTTATGTGTATGCTACTGGAGTGCAAGAAACACTTGCAGTAGATGCCACGGTGTCTGTAGCATCTTTTTCTAGCCAAGAAACACTGCCAGCAGGCATAGTAAATGTTCCTATCGCTACAGCTCCGGCAGTTGCTTGTGTAATAGTAGCTATGTCGGCTGCATAAATTCTCAATAGGGTGGCAGTATTAACGTTGCTTGCTGTCGTTACTGCTACAGTAGCACCTTTAATTTTGATGATACTGGGCATTAGAGTGCTTCCTTCGCAAACGATACGATCTCAGAAAAGCCTTTTTTATCTTTCATCATACGCTCTTGCATCTTTTTTTGATTTGCAGAAGTCAATTCTTTGAATAGCGTGTTCAATGCGCTTGCTTCTTCGTTAGTTAGTTTAGCAGCGGTACCGTCAGCTAGTTTCATAGCGCCAGCTTTGAATGCTTCACTGATCATTTCATCTTCTACAACAACGGATTCTTCCATAGCTTTCTTAGTAGCAGTAGCATACATGACAGACTTCCACTTGTCGCCGTAACGAGCCTGAAGGTCTGCTTTTGACTTCTTCATACCTTTTACAATGTTCTCACGCTGTTTCGTGTCAGCAGGAGTCATTGTCGCTTCGTATACTTCTTCGTCTTCGCCATCTTTGTGTCCAGAGAGTTTCGACTTATCTTTTTTAGCAGTTTTGCCGCCAGTAAACTGACCTTCTTCTGCCGCAGGATGATTAATTTTTTGAATTATATGTTTTGCTTTAAAACGCTTTTCGTCTTCGCCTTTCGGCTCGGCGACTTCGCTGATGATCTCTTTATACGTCTTCATCTGGTTGGTCCTCTACATCCAAGTTATCTAAATCTGTGTCGTCTTCGTCGGCGTCAACTTCGACATCATCATCTAGATTCTCGTCTTCACCTTCGTCGGTGTCGCCATACATATTCTGCGAAATCTCTTGTCTCTTCAATTCAATCGCATCGGCCATTTTGCTTTGGATGGCACTATTAAAAGCAGTGGCTACATCAGCGGGTTTACCGTCGAAAGCGCTTTTAATGATATCTGCAATGTTCAAATTGTCCATGGTGTTATCCTTTCAAATATTTATATAATATTATAGCTCTTGATCTTTTTTGGGTTCTTTTTTAGGCTTTTCCTCTTTTGGCGCTTCTGGCTTAGGAGGTTCTACGATAGTTACGGGCTGCGGCGCTGGCGGAGCGTTTGGCTCCATGTCCATTTCGTCTTCAGGCTCGTCATCTTTTTCTTGTGCAATCTGTTCTTCCATTTCTTCAATGTCTTCATCAGACATTCTTAGAATGTTTTTACGGACCCACTCTTTTGAGTAGTATTCACCAACATAGTTCTGAATAGAGTCAAGAGATTGAAGTCTTTCTCTCAAAATTTCAGAGTCTTTTAGTTCCGTGAAGTGATTGTCTTGTTGGAAGTCATAGCGAATTTTATTCTTGATATCTTGCCATTCTTCAATGGTCATAACATTCTTGAGAACAAGTTGTTTCTCTAGGATTTCATCAAACAGAATAGAGAACCTAGCACGAAGACGACCAATAAACTTATTGAACTTCAACTCATCACGAGAAATCTCAGATGCTCTACCAAGAGAGAATCCTGTTTCTGATTCCATGCGTGATGTTGGCACATTCAATGCTCTAAACAATGCTTTTTGAAAGTAAACAACGTCTTCCATCTCACCAAGAGTTTGACCACCTGGTAAAGTAGTGATCTCTGTCCCTTTACCACCTTCACGACGAGGTAGCCAGAAGTCTTCAAGCATCGTCATATGTTTGCGGTCATCACGAACTTCACCAGTCGTAGCGTCATATACGAGTCGGTTCTTATGTTTCACCATCATCTCACGAAGATATTGTTCTGCTTTGACTTTAGGTAGATTACCTACATCAATATAGAAAATACGGCGCTCAGGCGCACGAGAGATACGATAGATAACAACAGCGTCTTCAAGCATTTTCAACTGATTGAGCGGCTTGATTGCTTTATGTAGATGTGATAGAACAAGAGAATTGCTCTCGTTTAGAATACCAGATGTTACTTCTACAATAGAGTCTTTTGCGATACGAATGCCTTTGATATCACCACCAGCAGATGTTCCAGGCATTGATGTGTTGAAGCCTTTATCGCTATAGATATAGTATTCGTTTTTGGTTTGTTTTGTGATTGCTTGTGTTGCTTGATCTTTTTTGTTTTGAATCTCACGAACTTTTCTCAGTTTGCGTGGATCAACGTATCTCAACTCTTGCACACCAGCTTTTACATTTTTCTCATCGATAACGGCGTGAAAACGTAATCTTCCATCAACATAGAAACGTTGAAAGAAATCATAACCTTTGTTAGAAAAGTCTAGCAAATCTAATGCGCCATTGAACTCTTCTGTAATTCTTTTCTTGATATTGTCTGATAGTTCTACATTGTCGAGATTTATTTCAACAACGGAACTTACATCGTCAACAACGATAGCTTCATTTACGATATCGTCAATAGCCTTCTGCACTTCAGGATGCAGTTCCATATTGCGATACTTAGTGACAAGTTCTGCTTCGTTCTTAGAGTTAGCTTCCATATCGATAAAGGTACCGTATGCACCTCCAGCCGCACCCATAGATGCGATATTAACAGCACCATCGTCTTCGCTCTTTTCAACGAAAGACTTTAGTTCTTCATTTTCTTTTCTCTTGATTTCGAATCCGAACAGGTTCATTCATATTATCCTTTTAAAATAGTATATGCGAGGGGAACTTAATCCCCTCACACATCTATTTAGTCTTTGGTTCCAGCATCACCTGTGATGCCACCAGTCACACTCCACCAGTCGTATGCAAAAGTAACTTGGAAGTCTTCAATAGCGTCTACTGTTTCCCAAGCCATTTCGATAGCAGCAATACTCGTTGGATACAAACCATTGATTGTATATTCACGAAGAACAGCGCCAGTTTTAGAAAACTGTTTGATAGTTGCTGTCGATTTGTATTGCAACGGTGACGCTGATCCAAAATTCGTGATGTTGCCTTGGTGCGAATTGATAGTTGCGCTCCATTGCTCCATTGCGTTACGAATGAGGAAGTCCTCGTCATTGATGATAGTGACATTCCAATCTTCGAATGTTCTGTCACCAGCGATTTTTACTTTACGACCAAAGTATGGAACTTCGATCATGCCAAGAGTTGATGCAGGTAGTGCAGACGCTTTCACCATAAATGGTACTTTAAGGTCTCCAATACTTGTTGCAGGGTTTGAAATCTGCACTTGGAAGAGCGAGTTTTTCGCTCCTCCAAACACAACTGGCTTCTTAGTTCATTAATGTTGAAAGCCATTTTTATCTACTCCTTTTTATCTATTTATTAAAACTGACCGACGATTTCTTCAAACTCTACACCAGTTCTAACTGCAACAAAGTTGAGTTGGATAAAGTTAATCGATTTAGCGGGTTTGATGTATATGTCACCAATAAACTCGTTTCTGTCGATTACTTCGCCTGTGTTGTTTGTGTCGTCACAGATTACACGGAAGTCGTAGATACCACGGCGGCCT